TAACTGTGGCATATAGTGTTCGGGAACACTATCATCTATGGCACGCATCATGGGACACTTAATTTCTACAAGTTTACCTGATTCAGAAACACCATCGGGAGATCCACCCAAAAATGGGTACTTCGGGTGTGGACACAACCCTAATTCATGAACAACTTCCCCGTGTCGTTGTTCATATAAAATACGTGCCTCGTCTTCGTATTTTTCCCCGTGTCGAGTTGCCTCATTACCAAAAAATGGCTCACCTTTACCACATTTTTTTAAAAGAAGTTGGTGTGGTGTTTCATATTTATTTACCCCTATAGCCGAAGCAGCGTCCGAAGCAGTAAGCATACCCATTCTAAGATCCAACCATTCTTGTGATTTTTGTGGTGCATATTCAAAATCTAACCATTTTTGAACATTTGGATGCATGTTAAATATTTATACTATAACACTTTTAAGCCTGTTTTTCCTCTTCGCGTGCGAGACGTAAACGTTCACGTAAAACACGGACAGTTCCTATAGTTGCGATATTTCGTCGCGTACATTCTTCAATAAGTTCATCTTTTAACATGTGTGATAACTTAGGTCGTTTAAGAACCTCGTCTTTTTGGTATGTGTTAGCACGTGAAGTTAATGTTCTCTTAACTGTAATATATTCTCCGGACGAAGAGTCATCGGGGTCTTCCAGTGGTGGTAAATCGGAATAATCTGGTGACGGTGGCGGTGGTTTTCTAAACAATAATTTCAATACTAGTATAGTACTGATAACACCACTCGCAATGTATAAATATTTTCTCATAATTATACATTTTAAAAGGGTCTACTGTTTAAGTATGGTTTCGTCGGAGGAGGACCCGGTGGTGGAGGTGGTGGGTAGAAAAACCGTTTTGCTGCGTTTTGTTCAGCTTGTTTTTTGTTCTTAGCGTGTCCTCTACCCAAAAATACGTTATCGACATAGACGTCAATGTAAAAAATACCATTTTCGTGATTTAAAACACGGTATTCGGGTAACGAAAGGTTATTGGTTTGACAGTGACGCATGAGGTGATCCTTGAAGTTATCATCAATCATAATAGAGTTCATATTAACGTATTCGGGGTTCATGTATATAGTCAAAATAAATTGTTTTGCATGAAGTAACCCAAGATCCATGTATATCGCACCCACGAGTGCCTCGAAAACGTCTTCAAGAATTTTAGGGTTCTTGAACCATTCGTTACGCATACCCTTTTCATCCATTTGAACCCAATTATATAAACCAAGTTTAGTTGCAATATCGGCTAACGTTTCACCTCTTACGAGTTTTGTACGCGCTTTAGTAAGGAACCCCTCTTGCCTATTTTCATATCGATCGAATAAAAATTTCGTAATGACAAAACCTAATACGGAATCCCCGATAAATTCGAGTGTTTCAAATGATCCATCTAGAGATTCATCTTCTTTGAGTATGGATTTATGTCTAAAAGCTTTTTGGTACAAATCTAATTTAGTTATTTTTGTACCAACAAGTAATTCTACAGATTGTCTGTCAATTAACATGGTTTATATATAGTATGTATGTATTTTTTAAGCCGTTTCGACTGGCTTACTGTAATGTGGACTCAAGTACTTTTGCAAATTCAAAAACGTGACTTGGGTTTCAGCTGGTGGTTCGAGCAAATCACGCAACTTATCGTCCAGTACCAAAACGCGACCGTTGTCCGGATGCTTCAACCCCTTGTCGTTGACGTACTTGTTAATGGCGCGCGTTACGGTACTTCTAGAGACCAATTCACCTTCTGGCAATTCCAAAAATACACGAAGCTTTTCGGAGATGACTTGCTTGCGGTTAAACCCGTTGTTTTCGGCACGCTTAGCCGCCTTTTCCCCGTTAGGGTCGTCTTGTTTCGCCTTAACCTTTCTGACGATTTTAGAGAGCGTTTTGATATCGTTTCTGAGAGCGGTGATTTCTTCGAGTACGGATTCAATAGACATTTTATATATTACTTATGCCATCAATCTTTAAGTCTATTTTTGGAACGATAGATATGTACTGAGAACAAGTAGAATAATTACCGTCAATGACATAAATTTAAAAAGGTTATCTATACGCATCGGATATAGATACCCAAACCCATACGGTTGTCTGGGGTATAAATCATTATCTGGAGCTGGACATCCACCAGCACAACATTTTGGTTTACATGGAATTATGTACCCCTTTTTACGAGTACCACACGTTTGCTCATTATGTGGGTATGGTGTATCATAATCAGCATAACATCGACATGTATCTTCACACTCCATATTTATTATATACGTTATATAATAATGGACGAGAATATTTACTCGGAAACTACAGTTTCGAAATTCATGAATAAAAATTTATTTTTTGGTGATCCAGTTTTAAAGAAATATTACGAACAGGATGAATTAAAAAAATTTAGAAATCGTGTAAATCGTGTGCATTCAAAGGAGTCATTTGAAAAAATGGCCTATGTGGTTGTTACTGATTCGATACGTGATATTATATATGAAGTGATAAGTGAACTTACAGTATTTTTAAAACCAATGGGTGATATTATCATTAGTGGCGGTGAAGCGTTCAACGTATATATGGACCGTAACGATAAGGTCATTACAAGTGATATAGATACAAAATTTGCACCTCGTATGAAACCAGATGAAAAGTATTTCGGTAAATTACAAGCTGTTAAACTTCTTTTATGGAATAGGCTCGGTGAAATATCAAAGAAGATAAATATTCGCGTTCGTGATCGTATTTTATCAAAAAAGAGTAAAATTGGTAAATTTATAGGGTTGCGTTTTGGTGAGTCTGGTCCTTACGTAACGCGTCGATACAGTTTGATAAAGAAACTAAAAGGTGGTAAAAACAATAAACCATCAAAACGTAACGTATTTATTGATGTTGAATTATTTACACTCGATTTAAAAGTTCGATGGTATTCACCAGAGAAAAAACGTATTATACCTATTAATCTAGGAGGTATTTTGGATATTGCATTTATGCGTCCAAATGAATTTGGGTATGAAGTTATTCAAACGCGTAAAAGGGGTGTTACTTACCGTAATCAATCTACAAACAGGATGGTTATTAATAATAAGATATACGTTGCAGGTAAAACATTTTTAACTGATGATATATACCTTATGCAAAAACTCGGGTTACGTCCAGAGAAGAAAGAAAAGGATCGTCAACGTATGGTAAAATTAGCCCGTATTATAACTAAAAAACCAATCAAAGCATCAGAACCCATGGAAAATATATTAAAATTAGTACACAAGACAGCTAAAACACCAGCAAAGAAAGTTACATACGTTAAAAGTGTAAATATACAAAAGGCGAAACGTGTTGATCCTTCAAAATACGTTAGGTATACATCAAAACCATCCAGGGATAAATTAACGAAACAGATTGTTTATGGTTTAGATTCATCAGTAAACACGCTTAATATACCAGGGTTTAAACAGTCGAGTGGTGCAAGTCGTTTTAACACAAACTCACTTACATGGAAACCCAATACAACCCATTCATACATCAAAAATGAATACGATTTCAGGCCAAATAGTACGTCGAGTCTCAATTTACCAAAAAATATCAAAATGGAAGAAACACTTTACGGATTTAAACCAATTAGAGATAAATGGGTTCCAAAACCAATTCTTGAAAAATCAGCAATGATACCATTTATTGGGTTAAAGAATTGAGACCAATGCAATATACAAAATGATTTACGATACTCTCTCAAAAGGTGAAGATGGTTTATACCATGCTCAAGCATTAAACGACGAAAAAAAGCGATACTTTATTCAATTGAATGACGTTTCTGTATCTGATGTCGACCTGGAAACAGGTGAAGTATCATTTGAAGTTACAGGTGATGATAATCAGGCGAAGGTCGAAACTGTCCATGTCACCAATATTCAGTCTGCATTGGAAAATAGTAAAACTTGGTTTGGTAAAGAACTTCCAGAAAAGACAATTTCGGGAGCATACACTATGAGTGAAAATCTCGAAACTGATCGTATTTCCGCAACACGTGTTTTCGATCATGCGAAGGAAAGTGTTGAATTTAGTTCAATAAGTGTTGGTATGAGGTGTACAGTACTCGTGGAATTTTCAGGACTTTGGTTCGCGAAAAAGGCATTTGGTCCAACATGGAATATTGTCCAAATGAAAATTCATGAAGAAAAAATTCCAGAACCGGAAGTTGAAGTTGAAGAAGAGGAAACATACCCAGACCAGTACATGATTCAGGATTCAGAATAAAAAAAATTGTTGATAGTATATAAAGATGATGATGAAGATGAACAAAGTCTCTCCAAGACAGGTTTTGATTGCCCTTGCCATTGCGACCGTAATCTATTTCATGTTCGCGAACAACAAAAAATCCATGTATTCCGTCGAGGAAACTATGTATGCCCCATCCGGGTACGGCGCCGATGTCGGTCCATCCGAACCAGGAACAGCGTGTGAAATGAAGGCCGGTACTGGTCTCGCGTCGTCCCTCCTCCCACGTGAAGTTGCTTCCCAAGAAGACTTCGGTGAATTTGCACCAGAAGATGTTCTTGCCGGTCAAAACTTTCTCGAACCAAGAGCCCAAGTTGGGTTCCCAGAAACAGTCAGTGGTGCCCTCAGAAACGCCAACCAACAAATCCGTGCCGATCCACCAAACACCAAGGAACCATTTGTGTGGAACAACTCTACTATTGCTTCCGATACCATGCGTAGACCATTGTGTTAATTAATTTAAAGAATATAGGTATAGTTTATATATAAAAATGTCTCAGGTTACACCTACAGACGAACTCTCGAACAGCGTCTCTAAGTTGGTTGAATTAAACAAGCAAATTACAGAAGCCCGCGAAGATATTAAGGTCTTAACACAGGCCGAAAAATCTCTCAAATTACAAGTTAAAAAACTCATGACTGATAATGGTCTTGATGTAATTAACCTTAAAAAAGGTAAAATTTCGGTTCGTAAAAGTTCCAGAAAAACGGGGTTAAATAAGACCTCAGTCAGGGAAGGACTCGTCTCTTTTTACGAAGGAAACGAACAACAGGCCGAATTGGTATTAAAGGTTATACTCGATAACTTACCAGTAAAAGAATCTACTTCACTCGCTCTCACGGGAATCAAGGAAAAGAAACAAGAATAATGGTTTGGAGTCAATACGTCTACGAAGCCACACATGGCAATGAAGCCTATAATAGCGATAACGAACAGGAAATCAATATCGATGAACCTCTACATATAAACGATTGGGAAGAAGTACACCATGAACATCTTCGTTATATGTGGGGGATACTACAACAGTATCTACACGATGCATACATGTCGCATCTCATTTTAAAATTTGCAAACTACGACGAATTTGTCGAATTTTGCTTTTATAACTCCGAATACGGATCTTAGATAAATATGTAATGAATATATATACAAACATGCTCCCAGATATCACATCCCAAAAAGTCGCCATCCCAGCTTCGCTTTTTTTAGCGCTCAGTCCAGGTATTCTTCTCAGAACAAATGGTTCCAAAATCGCGTTCAGAGACGGTCTTACAGGTCGAACAGCTGTATTGTTCCACGCCCTCGTGTTCTTCCTCACATTCTCACTTGTTGCGAAAGCGATGGGTCTCGTTCTTACCAAGACGGATCTTCTCGTGACCACATCTCTCTTTCTCGCACTCAGCCCAGGTATACTCCTAACCCTCCCACCAGGATCCAAAGGCGTCTTTATGTCGGGACAAACTGGTGTTCCAGCAGCCTTGGTACACGCGCTGGTATTCGCGGTCGTGTTCGCTCTTTTGCGAAAGCAATTTCCTCAGTTTTATTAAGTGACATGTCTTATAAGTATCTTATTATAGGGCCAGGTGCCATGGGTATATTTTCCATGCTCGGGTACCTCAAAAGTGTTGAAAACACTTTACAAGATGTCAAGGGATATTCGGGTGCTTCTGCGGGTGCTATTATATGCACATTCTTAGCACTTGGGTATTCAGTAGAAGAAACATTATATAAATTACTCGAACTCGATTCAAGTAAACTCGTTAAACTTAATTTGAAATGTTTTATAAATTCATATGGATTAGTTGATTTAAAACCTGTACGTCAGCAACTAGTTAATTTATTAGAATCGGATCCAACGTTTTCTGAAATAGATAAAACACTTTATATATCAGCTTTTTGTGTTAATACATCGAGGACGGAATATTTTTCAAAACATACACATCCAGATATGAAAGTCATAGACGCCATATGTATGAGTATTGCCGTCCCTTTCATATTTTCATCATATAGGTATGAAAATATGGTGTATGTAGATGGTGGTACATTGGAAACGTTGCCGACAGCACCATTTCTCAGTAAGAAACCTCATAATATTTTGTGTGTACGAATGAAAATGGAAACACAATTTATAGAAGAAATAAAGAATCCTAAACAGTTTGCCGAAGCACTCGTTTCGTCAACTTTAAATAATAGAAAAAATAATGATATAGAAAAAAGTACAGTTATCGATATAGACATAGGTCAGGTCGATGTATTTAATTTTAATATGTCTTATGAAGAAAAATTTCAAATGTATACAAAAAGCATATCGCTATAACTTTTTTGTTGAGTTATATCAATATGGATGCGTGTGACCCAGGATTAGATATTGGTAATCTTAGATCACTTATTAAACAAAATACAGGTACAGACCTAAAATTATCCAAAAATCAAATATGTGACGTGTACTCATTAGTCCAGGGTGGAAAACTTCCATTACCACCATTGATTTTGAGTAAAGATGGATCGTATTTAGTTGATGCCAAGTCACCATTAACACGTAAAGATTTTGATACGTTATTTAGTTCCACTACTAGAGTCGATAAAATACGTAAAATTGCAAAGAAAGTGGGTGTTGTGCGTCACGCCGATAAGAGACTTACGAAGCAACAACTCACTGATATAATTGGTAGACGTTTACACTCTATGAACGTACACGAACCAGTTAAATTAAGATCTGTTCAGACGAAACAAATCGAGAAAAACGCGTTTAATAACAATGTAAACTTGACGAATAACCTGAACGTGAACCGACTCAATAACAATTTGAACAACGGGACCCGACTCAATAACAATTTGAACAACGGGACCCGACTCAATAACAATTTGAACAACGGGACCCGACTCAATAACAACTTGAACAACGGGGCCCGACTCAATAACAACTTGAACAACGGGGCCCGACTCAATAACAATTTGAATAAGGGTATCAACAACTTGAGTTCTAAAATAAAAAAGAACGAAAAACCACGGTTTTTAAACGGGGGTAATATAAAAACGTCTACAAACAACAAACCAAAATCAAATATAAAAGCGTTTACAAGTAAAAAAACAAAAAGACCATCATTTTTAAATAAAAGTTTTATACCAACGAACACAATCAAACCAAAAAATGGGTATATTTTCAAGACCGGAAATAAGGGGACAGGTATGTATATAAATAATAAGGTGGTCCAGGGTCCAGTAGGTCCTCCCGCTCCTGCTCCTGCTCCTGCTCCTGCTCCTGCTCCTGCTCCTGCTCCTGCTCCTGCTCCTGCTCCTGCTCCTGCTCCTGCTCCTGCTCCTGCTCCTGCTCCTGCTCCTGCTCCTGCTCCAGTACCAAACAAACCAAAAAATATTGTAAACAAACCATATAATACTAATAAAAATGAATTGAATAGAGAAGCAGAAGCAAACCGTTTGGCAAGGGAAAAGGCGAACCAAAATGCTAAGAATGAAGCAAACCGCGAGGGAAAAGAATCAAAACGTTTATTTATTGAGGCACAAGAGAAAAAAGAAGCAGACCGTTTGGCAAGGGAAAAGGCGAACCAAAATGCTAGAAACGAAGCAAAACGTTTGGCGAATAGAAAAGCGGAAAATAATCGTTTAGCGAAGGAAAACGCGAATAGAAAAGCGGAAAATATTCGTTTAGCGAAAGAAAAGGAGAACCAAAATGCTAGAAACGAAGCAAAACGTTTGGCGAATAGAAAAGCGGAAAATAATCGTTTAGCGAAGGAAAACGCGAATAGAAAAGCGGAAAATATTCGTTTAGTGAAAGAAAAGAAGAAACAAAATGCTCGAAATGAGGCAAACCGTAAAGCTAAGGAAAAGGCAAATATAAAAGCGGAAAAAATTCGTTTAGCGAAGGAAAAAGCGAATAGAAAAGCGGAAAATATTCGTTTAGCGAAAGAAAATGCGAATAGAATAGCTAAAGAAAAAGCGGATATAAAAAAGGAAACTATTAAGCGTTTGAGGAATGGTTATAATGCAAATAACGTCATATCTCAGAAGATTATAAATAGATTTGAAAAAGGTGGAATGTTTGCACCAAAAACGGAACAGAATACTATAAATAGAATTACAAAAGAAAAGCAAAAAATAAAAATTAAACAAGAGAAAGAAGAAGATCGACGTTTATTAAGAGAAGAAGAAAATCGAAAGGCAAAGGAAGAAGCAACCCGTAAGGCAGAAGAAGAAGCGAATCGTAAGGAAGCGTTAAACTCTATGACAGGAACTGGAAATTCGAAACGTTTGTGGAAAGAGGCACAAGAGAAAAAGCAAGCAAACCGTTTGGCGAAGGAAAAGGCGAACCAAAATGCTAAAAACGAAGCAAATCGTTTGGCGAGGGAAAAGGCGAACCAAAATGCTAAAAACGAAGCAAACCGTAAAGCGAAAGAACTTAATATCAAAGAAAAACAAAATAAATTTAATAAAGCCGCGAAAGAAGCTGAAGAGGCTAAAGTAAAGGTCGTAGAACAGAAAAGAAAAGCAGAAGAGGCGAGAAAGCGGGCAGAAGAAGCAAACCGTAAAGCGAAAGAACTTAATAATATCAAAGAAAAACAAAATAAATTTAATAAAGCTATGAAAGAAGCTGAAGAGGCTAAAGCAAAGGTCGTAGAACAGAAAAGAAAGGCGGAAGAGGCGAGAAAGCGGGCAGAAGAAGCCAACCGAAAAGCTAAAGAACTTGCTGAACAGAAGAAAAAGAAGGAAGAAATGATCGCAAAAAAGAAAAAAGAAGAAGCCAACCGAAAAGCTAAAGAACTTGCTGAACAGAAGAAAAAGAAGGAAGAAATGATCGCAAAAAAGAAAAAAGAAGAAGCCAAAGAACTTGCCGAACAGAAGAAAAAGAAGGAAGAAATGATCGCAAAAAAGAAAGAAGAGGCACTCGCAAAAAAGAAAAAAGAAGACGAAGAAAGGAAGAAAAAGGAGGCTGAAAATAAAAAGAAAGCCGCGCAAAATACACAAATGCGTGCATCTCTCACTAAAAAGGTTAAATCGACACAAATGGACCAAAAAGTTAAAAATAAATTACTGAACCAACTCAAAAATTACCGCGTTCAAATTCGAAATGTTGCACCAGGTATTGAGCAAACAATCAAATCGGAAAAATTGAACGGTAATTATAATAATGCAGAGAACAGAAAGAAAAGACAAGAAGTTAAGAAACAACTCGCAACGTATATTTCTAAAACGTACCCAAATATGTCGAAAGCTAATCGTGGTAAATATATTCAACGGGCAAACCTTACACAATGGAGAAAAGGATTCCTTACAGGAAGTCAGGGAATGGGTGTAAATCAGGCATTTGAACGAATTAAGGGGAATATTCGTGAAAATATGAAATTGAAAAAGCCACCTCCTCCACCACTCCCACAAAAAAATAAAAAGGCGAACCTCAAAAAGTTGGTTAATGATACAATGAAAGGTCGTGCGGCTAAAAATGTAAGTAGACTCAAAAAGAATATCAATGAAGGTGTTTCTGAAATGGCAGTCAAGACCCGTCTTGCGCAATTGAATAAGCAGACGAGGTACCAACAGAAATAAGTAATTAAAAGAATTAATCCAATCAATAATAAAACATGCACAGAGGTTTATCATCCGTTATGATGAACTACGCGCGTTCTATTAGTGATGAAAAGAAAGCAAAAACTATCGTTAAGGGAAACAAATCGGGGGAAATTACCGGAAGTAGTGATGACATGCAGGAAAAACTCATATATAAATGTGGATTAAAAAGGCGTCAAGTATGGGATACAAATTCAATGTCATGGTATACGAAAGTGTATTATAAAGACGGTTCATTATATAATCCAGTTTTATTTCATAAAGGGAAACTCGATAAGAACCCGTTTTTTAAAGATTAAGGAAACCCTGTTTTTATCCATTTTTCGAGACCATCTGGATTTACATGTTTATCTCTGAAAATAACATCACAATTCGAATGATGTAATATTTCTTCCATTAAAGGTTTATCTTCCTTACCATTACCATGTAAAGTATAAACGGTTAAATAATATGTATATGTACATGGGTCTATCAATGCAGAAGATGCACTTAAACATACCGCGGTCTTTTTTGATGTTTCATAATCGTCATTAAACATTAACCTATGAAACCACCTTTTTTTTCTAAATTTTGAAATAAAATTATTATCGTATATTCTTGGTTCTATAACACACTTCTGTTTCTTATTTTCCGATGGATCTACACTCATATTAATACTACTTCCCATTGCACCTATACCACATCCAGTTAGTTTACTACATCTACCTTCCACTACCACTTTTAACCTTCTATTTGACATATTTACAAATAAAATACTTGTTGGTGTTACGTGTTTTATTTTAGATTTTATACTCCGTCTTATTAAATTACATTTACCCAATCTAATAAGTTTAGGAAATCTAGGTATTATACCTAAACACCCATTTTTAAAAGAAAAATATGGAAATTCAGCTGCATAATATTCTTTCAGAAATTCCTGGAGATGTGGTTCATACTCAGAATCATTAAATTTACGCAAGATCATATTTACTTACATATAAGAAAAAAATGTATGTAAATGGTATAATGAATCCATACTTTGAAGCAACTTTAAGAAATATAGGCGTCTTTATTTCGGTATTTTTTACGATACGATGGGCGGAAAAATCTGTTGTCCCAGTGTATGACGTACCCCTAAATATATTAACTATCATTATAGCTATACTCTTAAACTATAGTGGACCACTAAAATTAAATAATTAAAGAAAACGTGTGTTATATAATAAGTATGAGTACGTGCACAGTATGTTGCGATAAGTACAATAAAACACAACGTGTTAAAGTTATGTGTCCTCATTGTGATTATGAGGCATGTAAAACGTGTATCCAAACATATTTATTATCAACTACAGAAGAACCACATTGTATGAAATGTAAACATGAACACGATCGTGAATTCATAGATTCATTTTGTACAAAACGATTTAGAAACGTAGAGTATAGAAAACATCGGGAACAAATTTTATATGAACGTGAAATGGCACGAATGCCAGAAACTCAACCATACGCGGAATATAGAATAAAAATGAAAGAACTTAGATTACGATATTTTGAACTTTTAGATCAAATGTTTCTTTTGAGAGATATGCGTAGAGAAGCGATAAACATGCGTAATTCGACAATTGAATATGATGATGCTATAGCTAAAATGCGTAGAGATATAGAGGAAATTGTAGAAAAGGTAAATTCACTCGAACTAAATGTT